GGGTTTATTCGCCAGAAGTGAGCGACGTTGTAACATCGCTGCCGGAGATTTCTCCCGCTCCCGAGCCGGTAAAAAAACCCAGAATCGTCATTGAGGCTTTGAAAATATCAATCTTCGCCATCTGGCTTGCAGACGAACGGGGAACACCAGCCAGGACAGGGATGTAACGAAGCGACACAGAGCTATCAATTTTGATATTGCCTTCGCTGCCGATGGTAAACGGAAAGCCGATCAGTTCAATCTCATCGAAAGTCGGCTCGCGCAGCTCCAGCACATGAATAGTCTCACCGTGTGCTGTAATAGGTTTTGAAAGCTGAAGTTCACTCACTGGTAAAATCCTTCTGAGCCGTGGAATTCGAGGTCTACCGTACCCTCTTCCGCATTATGGTTTGCCTCACCGAACTGGAACGCTTCAGACAGCACGTAAACCATGCCGTTAGCCAGCTCGGCGGTGATGGTCATCTGATCTGAGTCCATCAGCTTTGTGACCGGAAACGCCTTCGGCACCTTGAAGGTGCCTTTAACGTATGGTGCGCGGTGCGTCTCTTTGTAATCCACGTCACCAGCCAGGCCGATCACGTCATCACGCACTTTGGTATTCATCGGCACCTCAATGCCGCCGGTCAGCGACAGCTGCTGGCCGTCCACCTTGACGTATGCTGTACCCGCAATCTTTGACATTACGCGGTCTCCTCGCTGTATTGCAGACGGAACTGATTAAGCAGCGCAAAGACGCGCAGCTGGTTGACGTAATCCGGCGGGAACAGGACATCCACGCGGGTCGGGTCGCTGACGTTGCGCTCTACCACCAGATGTTGTTTGAAGAGATCGAATTTCTCCACAATCCCTGCCCGCTCCATGGTGCGGTAGCTGGCGCACATCTCACCCTTCAGTACGGCAGGCGTCACGATGGCCTGACCCGGACCGAAGCGCGTACCGTCATTCGCCAGCTTATGGCGCGGGTACTTACTGGTAATAATGCTCTTCAGCTGACGGATAACATAGGCGCTGGTATGCAGTGTTTCACTGTCCAGGTAACTGTTATCAGCGACGCCATAAGCGTTTTTCTGATAGGTGGTGATGTCGCGCTGGATGCGCAGCACACCGCTCTCAGCGTAGGCCGTGGCAATGCCGTGCTTCAGCAGAGACTGCTGCTCGGTCAGGGTAAATCGGCTTCCTGCCGGTGCCGGTAATGCGCCAGTCAGCTCGCCAGTCTGCGTCGGGCGGGCCGGGTCAATACGGATAAACACGGCATTACGGGCGGTGCGCAGTGCGACCAGCTCATCCGCCGCCGTCTGAACAGCAGTCTCATAACCGGCTACGGTAATGTGCTGGTTGTTCATGGTGTCGCCAAAGGCAACCAGGTCGGAGAGCGTGCCGATTTTCGCCGTATAAACGTGGCCGTAAAGCTGACGTGCATAGCCCCAGCGCCCGGAAGAGTCGTTCATTTCCAGCGCCAGCGTCGCCAGCGATGCGGAATCACTGAACGGGGTGCCGATGAAGTCAAACGGCTCATCGCCCATCGCGGCCACGGTCGCAGACAGTGACGGTGAACCTGTACCGCCAGACATCGCGGCAATCGCAACGTTAACGCCGTCTGGCGTGGTTTCGCTGCCCACGGTGCCGTAATAATTCAGCGCCAGCGGAATGCTGTTGCCGGAAAGCCCTTTGTGACGGGCGGTGAGTGTCACCACGCCTGCAGCTGCGGCTGCGGTCACCGGCAGGTCAGCGTCAGCATTAATGGAAGCGGCCAGCGTGGCGGCCACGGTTACAGGAGTATCGCCGGTCACTACGGCTGCCTGCACACGATCTGCGCCGATATACAGGCTTAGCGAACCTGACGCCTGTGCATTGCCGGTCAGCGTCAGCGTGCCTTTGGCAGTTTCACCTTCCGGCTCGGTCACCGCGATAACCCAAAGCTCACCAAACGGATCGACTTCACGATAACGCGCCACCATGCGGGCCAGCTGGCTGCCACGCCCTGCCACCTTACCCGCCAGCGCGGCAGACGGCATGATGGTAAGTTTGTTTTTAACGATGGTGCTGTCAGCTGAGGCGAGGCCAATCAGCAATGACGGGCCACTGCTCTGCGTTGTGTTCGCTTCGCTGTTGTCCATTTCGGCCCAGAACAGCGGCACACGGAGGTCTGAAGGAATATTGGGGAACGAGACTGACATTATTCACCGCCCTTTTTCTTGGCGTCAGTAGCGGGCTTTTCTTCTTCCGCGCTGACTTCTTCGACATCACCATCCGCAATGCGGCGGTGCCAGTAGCTGCTCTCTTCGACGTTCCGGCCTTCTGAAGGCAGCAGATCGCCCCGGACAGGGTCAGGGACTGACCGCCCGCGCTTGGGTCTGATTTGCATGATTTACTCGCTGAGGTTGATTTGGGTGTGGTGTTCGATAATGCCGTCAGGACCGTTGCCCGGATCGATATAGTCAACATTGATGTCGACCATCTTCAGCTCATCCAGGGCGTCGAGGTCATCCTGCTGGCGCGTGTCCTCTTCGGTAATTTCCCGCGTCAGCATGAATTCGAACTGGTAATAAAGGCGGCCCCGGTCCATGTCCAGAAGCTGCCCCCCGGAATACGCCACCGGGCCTGCGTCGGAATCAGGCTCCCAGCCCAGCAGCGCCTTCCAGATTTGCTGTCTCACGTCATGCACGGCGTCATACCCTGCCGCCTGACCGCGCTCGTCGCGCGTATTGTCCAGCACCACGACCACCGCAAAGCCTTCGGTCACTTTCTGCCAGTAGTCGGTCAGGGACTCCTGCTCAGCGGTGACGTCTTCTGTCGGAACCACATACGCTGCCGGCAGCTTCATCTTTCCGGTTTCGGGGATGGACTTGAATTCAGCCGCCCCGGCCACGTTGCCCGCAAACATCGGACATCTCGCCCGGAGTGCGGCAATTACCAGTGATAGCTTCATTTCTTTTTCCTTTCAGGACGCAGGGAGGTACGCAGCGCACGGGTCAGTACATAGCGCGTCCACGTTTTGCGCGCCTCAAGCACTTCTGTCATGTAGTTTTTACGTGGAGCAACGCGCCAGCCATTGCCGCCGGATTTACCTTTGTGATGGCTCTTTTTGCGCTTAGATCCACGCTTCACGCCGTAGAACAGAAACGCCGGGTAAAAGTCGCCATCAATAAGGCGGTTACCCTCGCCCCGTTTCTGGTTTGGCGCGATGCGCACCATCAGGCCCGGACGGCTTTTTGATGCGCGGGGAACGTAATAACCGATGGACCGCGCCAGCCTGCCGGTTCTGAATCCCGGATACTCGCCCGGCGCTGAGCGTCCGCGACGCATGACCAGACGCCGGGCATCACGCATATGCACCTGACCAATCTGAATGAAGGCGCGGCGCATTTTTGCCCGGTTAAAAACGAGGTCTTTGGGCTGCTGAAAATCAACGTGCAGAAGCGGCTTAGCCATACATCACCTCATCGCTGTCCACGGCTCTCAACTCTTCACACTCCAGCAGCAGGTAACGACCGGCTGAGTTGAGGTCGCGCAGGCGCTTAATGCGATACACAAAGCCGCCGTAAACCACCTCAAAATCTGACGTGATGCCACGACGGTAACGGATGGTCATGTAGTGAGTTATGGTGTCATCAGCCTGAACAGATTCGTGATAGGTAGTGGCACCCACCTGCCGGACTTTCGCCCACACGTCCTTTTCATTCTGATAGACCGGCTCTGTGCCGTAGTCCGCCGCCGCCTGGTCGATGCGCTGGCGCAGGTGAATGCGCTTATTTAGCTCACCGGGATCGGGCAGCGTGTAAACAGCGCTGGTATTTGATGAGCGTCGCTGCATGCTAATACCCCGACACTGGCAGACGGCGCGAATAGAGCAGGAACTCAAACGCCTGCGGCGTCTCCGTCATCTCCAGCTCTGATACTGAACTGCGATGCTCATACCAGTGACTGACCAGCATCAGCAGCGCAAGGCGGATATCTTCGGTTATCACCATGCCGTCCGTATCAAGAGGCGCAACGTCTGCCACCGTTTTATAAAGATTGCGATTGAGGTAAGTCACCGCCTTTGCCTCGGCTGCCAGCGCAAAAAGCTCAAGCAGCCGATCCTCTTCCGTGAAGTCGCTATCAAGACGGCACTGCTGTTTAATTTCTTCGAGCGTCAGCAGCATGGTGTTCAGCCTTTTTTGTTTTTACCTTTTGCTGGCTCTGGCTCTGGCTCTGGCTCTGGCTCTGGCTCTGGCTCTGGCTCTGGCTCTGGCTCTGGCTCTGGCTGAATCGCCACGGGTTTAACAGACACCTCAGAGTCATTTAAGATGGCTTAAAGAGAGGTGTCCATGAGCGGTAAGCGTTATCCCGAAGAGTTTAAAATTGAAGCAGTCAAACAGGTTGTTGATCGC